AAAAATTAGTTGATCTTTATTTACAAAAAAATAGTTTAAATTTATAAATCAAGTACTTTTCTTAGCCAGTTTTTAAACGTAGGTTGTCTTACAGGATTTTCTAAACAAGCAATTTTTGCTTTACTTTTTGCTATTTCAGTTAAACAATTAGCAATGAATTGTGATTGTTGAAAGTTATATCTTTCTACTGATTCACAATGCCTTAAAAGCTGGTCATGTGTAGCACCTTCTTTAAACCATCTAATCTTCTTTTCTAATTCTAATTCTTGTTCAACACTAGGAGGTTCCATTAGTGCATCTAACAGAATAAATTGTTCATCTAAGTTATCAGGATCAGGAGTAGCAGTATTCGTCATCTAATTGTTTACCTTTAGCAGCTAACCCAGTGTATAAGCCATGCATAGGATTGTCAGGTAGGTGACGACCATCAAAAACGTACCAACGCTCCATATCTAAGACTCTTTGACGGTCTTCTTCTAACCATTTTGGATCGTAATCACTCATTGCAATGTAGTAGTTGAATTAGGATATAACCTTGACTGAAGGAAATTTACAGCCTGATCATCAAGTGTATTTGTAGTCTGTTTTGCTGCTGCTTTCAATAGGTTAAGTAACAGTTTTTTACCTGCTTCGCTACGCAAAAAAGCATAAAGAATAGGTAGGAAAGGCTTAGCTAGTTTTCTCATAATTAGACTTACTCTTCACAATCTTATATATAAACGCTACATTTGGCTTGGTGGTCCCCATCACCCAGACAAACCTCCCTCGAAGTGCATTTTAAAGGGAGGTTTTTCTGTTACAACCGTTAATTAATTTAGCAGGGTTATGGAGCAAAAAACGATTGTATGTTTTTGTTCACACTGCCTAGAAAAGAGAAGACAAATTGAGAGAGCTTACCTATTGAACACTAAAAAAGAACTAGCTAAAATTAGATAGTAATTTACTAGGAGGCTGCAAGCTTATTTGTTAAACATTCAACAGGGCTTTATTTAGATAGGACGGAACCCCTGGCTCTTAGCGGACGCTAGGGGTTTTGTTTTGGCAAATATACCTCTACATGACATTCGCATTGAGGACAAGATAAAAAAGTAATCATTGAATACTCTTCATGTAATGGTGCGTCAGAGTCACTACTCCATATCAATTCAGTTTTGCAGTGCCAACAATTCACTTTTTCTTTTCCCAGTGTCTTATCAATAATTCTAGTTCTTTAATTCTGGCCTTAGCCATTGCTATCTTTTCCTCCATCCGTTTGGATCTCTCTTAGTTACCTCTAATCTAGCAACGTCTTTTTCTACAGCATTTAAGCGATGGAATATTTCACGAAAGTTACCTTGATTACGATTGGAACGGTTCGCTAAAACCATTAACGCTCCAGAAATAGCTGCCCCTATCAAGGCTGCGAGTAGTTCTTGAGGCATTTTGTACGTTTTAGGAGTAATCTTAGACTACTGTTTCTATTTCTCTATGGATGCCCAACAAAAAGTTGAAGACAAAGCCAAAAAAGAAGACAAAAAAGGGATACTAGGAAAACTTCAAGAGATAACCCCAGACAAGGATGAACAAGTAGCCCTCATAGGAGTTGCAGTAAGACTTGGAATCGTTGTTTGGTCAGGTTTTATCCTTACTTTGGCTTATGTAGACTTACCTGGATTCCAGAAACAAAACTTCGATCCAACTTTCATCGCCAGTGTCTTCACAGGAGCCTTAAGTACCTTTGGCCTTGCTACAGCTAAAGACAAGAAGAATGGTAACGGTGTGACAAAAGAAGATATGGAGGCCATGATTGCTAAAAGCAATACAACAGGTGGTGAACAAATCATTAGAGTACAGACTCCTTTGACCATTAATGGGGCCGAGGTTGTCAAAACCGATCCAATCACAGGAAAGGAAATTGATCCCGTAACAGGCAAACTTACATGAAGAAATTTTTCCTACTACTCCTCTTAGCGTCTCCTGTTAGTGCAGATATGACGCATAACATCACAACTTCAACTCAGTTGACAGTTAATGGAGCTTATACAGACTCCAATCGCATAGGTAGTACTTATGCAGTATCAGGTTCCAATATTAAAGTTGCTACCGATGCTCATTTCGGCAAGCTAACTGCTGGTACTGCTACAACAGCAGCAACACTTGATGTTGGAGCGTATGACGTAAATACTGCTGGTGCAGCCTTTTCCTTTTCGGAAAGTTGGACTCAAGGTGATGCCACAAATCCAATAGGTTCAGGTGTTGATGTTACTTCAGGTGTAGTGGCTGACATGCCAGCTTACGGAGAAGTTTTAACGATGTCTGGTGGAGTTGCAGGAAGCCTTGCTGGAACAATCACTTCGGCTGGGGTTGTAACTTTAACCGCTGGAGGGGCAAATACAAGTGCAGTGGGGTCAGTGGTCACAAGTCTGACCGTGAAGTAGATAAATGAAAAGGTATTTACCATTATTATTAATATTAAATACCCCTTACGCTCTAGCTGTACCAGTGGTTCCTAACTTCTCTAGTGGAACCATGTCAGCCACTACTCGTACTACCCAAAATGTTACTGAAACTATTGTCTCTACTGACTTTAACTCTGGGCATACTTATACGATCAATGGAACGAATTTGTCTATCGATGGTGCGACTCTTTCACCGCCTCCAGAGCAAACGTCCCAAACGATTAACGGAGTAAGTTATACATGGACAGGTGCAGACCTAACACAAAAACCCAACGTCACGATTGCAAACCCAGGTCAGGCGTTTCAATACGCAGAAAGTTACATTGGCCCTGGTCTGTCCAATATGACAACAATCAATCGAACAACAGTCTTAGAAAGTGTTACCGAAACAACCTCAGTCTTCTCGCAATAATATTATTTAGTGGATCAGGTGCGTTAGCTAATACTTCACAAACAGCAGCCCCAGTAGCCAATACCAGTGCCTCACTTACGAATATGGCAATACAAACTTTGCAGGGAAATTTAATACAGAATCAATACGGTGGTGGAGTGGTTTGTCAAGGACCAATGCTTACATTTTCTCCCTTCATTACTGACTCACATACGTTCCAAAAACCTAGAGAATATTTATATGATGCACCAGTTTATGATGATGATGGAAATATTATTTATCACCAACAAACAAGAACAGGACAGAAAGATAATTTCTCACTTAACGTTGGAGCAAGTTTAACTTTTTCAATGCCACTTGATCGGAGATTTCAAGAGCGTTGTTTAACAAATGCACGGTTACAGGGAGAACATCAACAGCAACTAATTGAGAATAAAAAACTAGATTGGCACATCGCAAGATTGAGAGAATGTGGGAAATTGAAACTTCAGGGCATAGAATTTTCAGTTTCTTCACCCTACTACAATTTATGTGAGGATATTATTGTTAAGCCAAAGATGGGTCAAGTTTTACCTCACAGGCATCTTATTTCTTCTCCTTCACAGGAGGCAAACCCCTCTTCTCCCGATAAGAATTAGTTCTCTTTTCTGATAAGTTGGGTCGTTTTATTTTCTTACCTAAAGCCTTCTTTACCTTATTTACAATCTGCTTGATGATTGGTTTGACGGCCTTCAATAGTATTGGTGTAGATAGTGCAGCAGTAGTAGCCACAAGGGTTATCCCTCCAGTTTTTACAACTTGTGGAACGGTGGGGATCGCATCAATTATCTGTTGTTGAACATTTAATTTTTTATATCTAGTTACACAACGGTTTCCTACCAATTCATACCTAATAATTTGTTTAGTATTTTCTTCGACCTTTGTCCCAACTTCAGGCGCACCATCGGGAGGACACTCTTCTGCTTTTTGCTTTGGCACTTCTGGGGCTGGAGGTATTTCTGGTTCTTGGTGTCTTTGCTGCTCTTCTTCATTAATAGGAACAATCCTTAAAGGTTCATAATTCATCGGCTCATAACTTGGTGTCGGAGCAGGACACAAAATCAAATTATGGTCTGGATCGTTATTTATCAACGCATCATTTTCACCGCTACGCCTTGCTTTAACACAAGGCATTTCAATAACTGGAAACCCTATAGGGACATTGATTGGTACGTTTGGAGGATTAACAATAGGAACATTGATCACATAAGTATTAATAGGTATAACCCTAATGGGATCTACACCAATCTCAGGGATCAAAACTTAGGCAAACCAAATGCTTTCTTTTCTTCGTTCTTTTGCTGTGCAGGACTTAACGCTCCAGTAGGTAGGGCAGGGCCAGATAAACCAGGTAACTTGATTGCACCCATTACCTTTTCCATTGCTTTATCTTGAAGCATCTT